ACAAAAGACGTGAGGCTTCCAATTGGTGAACTTCAATTAGAGCTACGAGGTCATAGAGTGAATCTGGTGTTACGTAACCAGACAACTCGTTAACTACGTGGTTAGGTGATACGGTGTGGTTAGGGTCGACAGCATAGTTGTTAATTGCAGCTTCAAGAACTGTAATTAGACGAGCGTCTTCCTGCATCATAATAGCTTGCTTGGACATGTCCTGAGCATACTCTACAATGTTAACACGCAAGTACCAAAGGTCTTCCTTCTTAATTTGAGGGAATGTAGCAATACGGAACAAGCGGACTGGAACTTTCTTACCTTCAAACGGTGTAACGCGGACTTCACCTTCGTTACCTGAAAGAATGTAAGCCTGTCCATATTCGTCAAGTACGTCGTACATAACTGGTACACCAGGTGTTAGTGGGTCTTCGAGAAGAACGTTACGGGTCATACCTTGGTAACGAAGCTTAAGCTGGATAGGACCAATCATACCCTGACCAAGACGAACCATGTAGTTGTCCTTGTCTGAGAGGATTGTTGCCAAACGGCGTTGCTTCTCTTCACGAGTCGCTGTAACTCGGCCTGTAGCAGTCTTAAGACGCTCACGAGCCTCTACGATGTCAGAAACGTATGAATCTGACTTCTTAGCGGTACGTGGAGCCAAGTGATCGGCTACAGCACCTTGTGGGGTAATTGAACTCATTATAAGTTATTCCTTTCTTAACTACTACTAGTTCTGAGGGTTAACGTTGTCGATGAGTCGAATAACAATTTGAGTCGGGCTCAAAACGTCAATCAATTCAGCTACAGCGTTTCCAGAGTAACCGGTGCCTGAAACAGAAGTAATCTGACCAGGTGATCCAGCTGAACAGTACAGGTACTGACGGCTTCCATCGGTTGGGACGGCATATGATGCAGTAGTGTCAAAAGCAGGAGCTGTGATTGAGAAGAAAGCATTGCTTCCACCCATCCATACAGCCCAAGCGTTAACTCCCACTTGTGTAACATCATCGATGTTTGCATTACGGTCAAGAGCGGCAAGTCCGAAGAACTGAGCTGTTGAGCCATTTACGACAGGTCCACCCAAAAGGGCAACGGTGTCAGGACCACTTCTGGCCATGATCATACCCGAGTAAATGTTACTCGTCTCTGATGGGTCCAAAAATGTGTTGTACGGAGTAGCTTCGTACTTCTCGTACAGAGGGGTGCACGTACGGTGAACCCCAACGTTAGCTACGCTATTTAGTTGCAGCATGTTTCTTTCTCCTTATATTGGGATTAAAGTGTCATCAGAAAGTCATCAATTTTTACATCTTGAGGACTTGCTGTTGAGGCCGTCGTCAGGCGACCCATCTCTGGCAGGCGATTTGCACCACTTGCCACTTTTTGGCTCCGAGGCTGACGGGCCCCAGACTCTTCAAGCATGTCGATACTGGCCTTAAATCCTGCCAACTTCGCATCTGACATTTGCTCAAACTTTGCAATATGATTAGCACGATCATCGTCCTGAACCATACCTAGTCTCTCTAGTCTATCAACAACTTCAATAGCTTCAAGAATTTTTTCCTTACCAGCTTGGACTGCAGCAGTCATCTGTTGGAAAGGCACCAATGCTGGGTTTGTACCATCATTTGGCCAAGGCTCACGGTGGTAGTTGTAAGCAAGACCATAACCGGTCTCTCCACCATCATTGTAATCATCTGGTGTATCTGCAAGAGCCAATTGATTTGGCTGCTCATTAGGTACAGTAACATTTGTCTGTTGATCAGGCATCATGGTCTTTTGACGGTCCCATACTGGGTTTGTACCATCTAGGTCTTGAACCTGGTCCATTGTGTCTGTCTCTTGGTTACCATTGGTACCAATCTTTGACATGCTTGAAAGTGTTTCTTCTAGTTCCTTCAAGGCCTTACGAGCTTCCTTGTTGGTCATTTCAGCTTCTTCATATTTGTCATCAATTTCTGAGGCAAACTTTGTAAGATACTTTGCAGCACCAATCTTTTCACGACCGGCTGTCTTCTTGTTATCTTGAAGTTCTCTAACAACTGTAGCTAGACGATCATGTAGTTCTGAGAAGTCAGCTTCCTCATCTGCTTTAATAGCAGTACGTAGATCTCTTGATGCTTCGTATGCTTTGTAAAGAGCTTCTTCAATACCTTCATATTGTACTGAGGCTTCTTTTTCTGTCATCTCTTCACCATCGTTTTCTTCACCAGCATCTGCATCTACTGCTTCATGTACTGATGCATTCATTGGATGTAGACCAGGTTGTTCAAATTGGGCAGGAACGCCTTGAACTTGTGGTGAAACAATTTCTGCTTCATTGTCTACTGCACGAACTGCATT